TTGAACCGAAAGTAGCTAATAGATTTATATTGTATGTTGATGGTATACCATCGTATATAATTAAAGGAGTTAGTGGAATGGGGTTCGCGCAGGATGAAATAGTATTAAACCATATAAACACTTATAGAAAAGTAAAAGGTAAATTAAGATGGAATGATTTAACAATGGAATTATTTGATCCAATTACCCCTTCAGGAGCCCAAGCAGTAATGGAGTGGACAAGATTACACCACGAATCAGTTACTGGTAGAGATGGTTATTCTGATTTCTATAAAAAAGATTTAACTATTGATGTACTAGGTCCTGTAGGTGATGTAGTATCAGAGTGGATTATTAAGGGTGCTTTTATAAAAGATGCTTCATTTGGTGACATGAATTGGGATGATGACACTACTGTAATGAATATTTCACTAACAATAGGAATGGATTATTGTGTATTAAATTTCTAAAAGAAAATTTATATATTTTACATTTAAGCTTGGCATACGTCAAGCTTTTTTGTATATTACATATGTATAACAAAATTAAGTTATTAACAAATAAAAACTATGTCTGAATCAAAATTTAAATTCCCAACAGAAGAAGTAGAATTACCCTCAAAAGGTCTATTATATCCTGAAAGTCATCCATTAAAATCTGGAAAGATTGAAATGAAATATATGACTGCTAAAGAAGAAGATATATTAACAAATCAAAATTATATAGCAAGGGGTATTGTTTTAGATAAATTATTACAGTCTTTAATTGTTACTAATGTAGAACTTAAAGATATATTAATTGGTGATAAAAATGCTATTTTAATTGCTTCTCGTATATTAGGATATGGTAAAGATTATAAAATTAGGTATAAGGGTCAAGAACATATTGTAGATTTAAGTTTACTACAAAATAAGGAGCTTGATGAGAAGTTATTTAAAGGTGGTAAAAATGAATTTGATTGGGAATTACCATCATCAGGTACAAAAATAACATTTAGGATATTAACTGATGGTATAGATAAACAAATTGAAGAAGAAATTAAGGGTATTCAAAAAATTAATAAAGGAGCATCACCTGAAATTTCAACAAGAATGAAACATTTAATTACTTCAGTTGAAGGTGATTCATCTGGTAAAACCATTAGAGACTTTGTTGATAATTATCTACTAGCTAGAGATTCAAAAGCATTAAGAGACCATATAGTAAAAATTCAGCCTGACATAGAGCTAAAAACCCAAATTGAAAATGAGTTTGGCGAGCTTGAAGAAATAGATGTACCCATTTCTTTAAACTTTTTTTTCCCTGACGCCGACTGAAGCAGCAGAATATAGAAGTAATATTTTTTCTCAAATTCATGAAATAGTATTTCATGGTAAAGGTGGTTATGATTGGGATACTATTTATAATATGCCTATATGGCTTCGTAATTTTACATTTAAAAAGATAGATGAGTTTTACAAAAAACAATCTGAAGCTGCAAAACCTAAAAAGAATAATGATATAGATTTATCTAATCCTAATAAATCAAAACTACCTCCTAAAAGAACAGTTTCACCTCCAACTTATGTTACTAAAGCATCGAGAAAATAGTATTTTTTAATATTTATAATAAAATATCTCCATGGCTAAGAAAACCAAAGCTCAAATAGATGCAGAAAAAAGTGCTAAAGAAACAGCAATAGTTGTTGAAGATGCTTTAAGAAATATTGCTGATAGAGTAGGTACTATATTTAAAGAAGTTCTTGATTCAACTGATAGTGTAGCTAAAGCAGTAACTAAAGATATAACAGGTTCATTAAATTCTCTAGCTAAAGTATCAAAAGATTTAGCAGATGCTAGTACAAAAGCAGCTGAGGGAGCTTTTAAACAAGCTGATGCTACTAAGTTAATCCAACAAAGAGAAGTCAAAATCAGAGCAATTAGAGCTCAAATGGAGATTTCGGTAGATAAAACATCAAAAGCCTATAAAGATTTAAATGACAGTTTAGAGGAAATAACAGGTTATAGTGAAGAATTTACCAACGAAATTAATAAACAACTAGCTTATTCAAAACAATTTAATAAACAGTTAGCAGGAACTGGAGTTATTTTAGGAGGACTTTCAAGTTTATCAGAAAAAATAGGTTTAGGAGCTTTAACTGATACGTTTGATGGAGCACTATCAGCAGCAAAAAAAACAGTAGATGTAACTGGAGGATTAGGCAATCAATTTAAAGTATTAGGAGCAGCTTTAGGATCATTAGGTAAAAGCTTTTTAAGTTTTCTTACTTCTCCTTTAGCAATAATTGGTCAATTAGTAGTAGGATTTAAATCATTATTATCTTTAGGTACAGCTTTTGCCCAAAAAACAGCTGACATAGGAAAATCCTTTTTAGGAATGGGTAGTTCTAGTGGAGCTGTAACTCAGAATTTAAAAGATATGTCGAGTGGTGTGGATGGTGTATTTTTAAATTTTAAAGAAGCTAAAAAAGCATTAGAGGGAATGAATGCTGCTGCAGGAACACAAGTAATGTTATCAAAGCAGCAAGTTGATGCATATCAAGAATATTCACATTTTTTAGGTTTAAGTGAAGAAGCCACTCAGGGATTATTTAAAATTTCAACACTATCAGGACAAAGTTTTGATACCGTAGGGGATAGTATTGGGGGAATAGTAGAAGGATTAAATATATCAAATGAATCATCAATTAGTTTAAATGATGTGTTAGATGAAGTTGCAGGAGCATCCGCAACAGCAATGGCTAATATAGGTAACAATCCAGAGGCATTAGCAAAAGCAGCATTTGAAGCTAAAAGATTAGGAATGACATTAGATCAAGTAGCTGCTGCGGGTGAAGCTTCTTTAGATTTTGAATCTTCTATTGCTAATGAAATGGAAGCTGAGTTATTATTAGGTAAAAACCTTAATTTAGAAAAATTAAGATCTGCTTCATTAACTGGGGATGAAACTACTGTAGCAAAAGAAATGAATAGAATTCTTTCTGAAAATTATGAAGCTACTAAAGGTAATAAAATTGCACAACAAGCTTTAGCAAAAACTTTGGGTATAAGTGTAGATGAAATGCACGAAATGAACCGAGTCCAACAACTTCAAAATAAATTATCTCATTTTGGTGCTGAAGATAGAAAAAAAGCTGAAGCAGAAGTAAATAGATTAATGGCTAAAGGCTACTCAGAAAAAGAAGCATTAGCTATGATAGGAAAAGAAAATTTAGAAACAGTAATAGCAGAAGGAAAAACAGCAGAAGCAGCTAATAGATCTTTAGAAAATGCAAAAGAAATATTTAAAAATTCTTTAGCTCCTTTAGCTGAAAAAGTTGCAACTGCTATAAGTAATCTTGTTCAAAACCCTACATTCCAAGGTTTTATATCTGGAATAGGAAAAGTTATAAAAACATTTTCTAAATTTATAGCAGAAAATCCTGTAATGTCTGCTATTGCTGGTGGTGGAGCATTACTTGGTGGGTTTTTATTAAAAAAGAAATTAGGATCAGGCGAACCTGGATCTCCGGGTAATCCTTTATTTGTTAAATTAGCAGGAGCTGCAAGTTCTGCTATGGATTTTGTAAAAGGAGGAGGTAGTAAATTAAAAGGATTAGGTAAAGGATTAAAACCTGGAAAAATGTTAAAAGGAGCAGGTAGTTTAGCAAAGGGAGTACTTGGTAAAGTAGCAGCACCTTTAGCAATTGGAATGGCTTTATATGATGGTTTTAAAGGATTTAATGCAGATAAAAGTGCATCATTAGGAGATAAATTTAAAAATGCTGGTTCTAGTGCATTAAGTGGTTTAAGCTTTGGTTTATTAGGTAGTTCAGCAAGTGAAATATCAGCAAATGCTTCAGCAAATACTTCAGGAGGTGGTATTGTAACCCCACCAGCTATGGCAAGTACAACTACTCCAACATCAACAGATTCAGATGTTGTTGTATTATTAAAAGAACTAGTATCAGCAGTTAAAGAAGGTGGTGATGTGTTTATTGATGGAAATAAAGTAGGTAAATCCTTAGCATTAGCAACCTCTAATATGGGGTAATATTTATAATAAATAATTAATTAATAAAAAATACAAAAATGGAAAATTCATTAGTAAATAGATTAGAAAAAGATGGTTCACCTTTATCAAAGGATAATGGAGCAACACCATCCACACCTGATTTTGCAATTTCAACATTACATAAAGAATACTCATTAGATTCTAATCCAGATAAATTATCAGTAAGACCACGTAATGGTAATTTACCTAATGCTACTACATTAGCATCAGGTGATAGTGTTGAAAAATATAAAGATAATTTACCTGCAGGATCATCTCTTTAAAATAACATTACATGTCTAATTCACTTACACCTAAGTCCAGGGGGCGTTTAATTAATCTTAAAACAAACTTAAAAAATTTAAGATTTGGTGGGGATAGACCTGCTTCAGGAACAAGTAATCAACCTTATGAAGTAGTAGACATACCATCAGGAACAGGATATTTAAGGGATGGTATGCCTCTTCAATCGGGTCCTGATTTTATATTAAGAGATGGTTTTTTAGCTCCTTTAAAAGCACTTAAAGATGTAAGTAGATTAGCTAAAATGTTTATTGATACTAAATCTCCAAGAGGTATATTTTTTACTTTAAAAGAAAATTTATTATCTAGAACTAGTGTAAAAACTCAAGCATCATTTGGAGCAGGTTATTTTGGAGGTGCTATGAATCAAGGTGCTTACTTACCTATAGGAACATTACTCCAAGCAGGTTTTAATTGGGCAGGAGCTCATTTAAATAAATTTGGTTTAAATCCTGTAGGATCATTAGGTGGACCTGCAGGTGTAAATAGAAATGCTAGAGGAGGTGCAGGTGCATTAAATCCCTATTCTGTAGTAGTAAAAACAGATCAAGAAGTATCTATAAATAGATTAGTAGACTTTGAAAATAAAATATCTAGAGGTAGAAGTGGTAAATATGGAACCCAATCTTCTAATCCTTTAGGACAAGCTGTAGAATCTGTAACATCGGGTCTTGCTAATTTTAATGTAAACCCTGATGCAACCTCAGAAAACCCAGATACTCCTATATTATATTCATATTCTGGGGGACCAGGTTCTATATTAGGTGTAGGTAAAACAAATATATTTAAAGAACGCCCTACATATAATGCTATAAGAAATTATAAAAATTTATCTACAGCTTATCCTAATTATAGTGGGGTTCAACCTTCAGGTCTTTCTACTTTATTACATGGTGATATTTTCCAATTATATTCAGAAACAGAATTAACTACTCGTAGAGGGTTATATCCTAGAAGTTTTATGAATTTTGTTATAGATTCTGAAGTAGAATTTGATGATACTACAGGAAATGTAGTATCTAAAATTATTCATAAAGCTCCAAATTACACAAAACAAAATAAAGCTGTAAGAATAGGAATGGGAGATCCTGGACAACATATAACTTATGCTGTTGATGGTACAAATAAAGAAAGAAATTTATTTGACTACAGCATACCAGCCTTTGATATGGAAGCTTTAGATAAAATAACAGCTTTAAAAATGTATGAAGGTGAAGGACCTAATCATGATTTACCTATTAATGATTTATGTAAATTTAGAATTGCTGTTATTAATAATGGACCAAATGAAGGAAAAAGAGCAACTTATTTACATTTTAGAGCATATATAAATGGTTTTACAGACAATTATGCTGCTACCTGGAATGATGTTCAGTATGTAGGTAGAGGTAATGTATTTAAAAATTATAGTGGGTTTACTAGAGATATACAAATGGGCTTTACTATAGTTGCAACTTCAAAAGCAGAATTAATACCCATGTTTACTAAACTTAATTTTTTAGCTTCATCATTGGCACCAGATTACACTTCAGCTGGGTTTATGAGAGGAAATATGGTTAGAATGACTGTAGGTGGTTATTTGTATGAGGTACCAGGAGTATTAACTTCATTAACTTATACTATTCCAGATGATACTACATGGGAAATAGCAATTGACACAGATGGGAAATCAGATTCTTCAGTAAAAGAATTACCACATAGAATAGAAGTTAGTTTAGCTTTTACTCCAGTACAAGATTTCTTACCTTCACGACAAAAATTAATTTATGATGAAAATGGTGTATTATCAACAGAAGAAGGTTTTGAAATAGGACCACAACGATTTATAAGTTTAAATAATGGAATTAATAATAATTATATAGGAGAAAATGGTTTAGATAAATATACCCAACCTATAAAAACTCAATCAGATGAATAGATATGCTGATGTAAAATTATTTAGAACTCTTAATAGTAATTTAAGAAATAAGGGACTTACTTATAGAAATTCTGCTAGGTATCCTATTGCTCCACAGCAAGAAAATGATATATATGCTATAACAGAATGGGGAGATAGATTTGAAAGTTTAGCATTTCAATTCTATGGTGATGTGACTTTATGGTGGATAATAGCTATTGCTAATCCTAATATTGTTGATTTTGCTTCTATTTTTCTTCCAATAGGATCACAAATTAGAATTCCACAAAATATTTCCCCTATAATTGATAGTTATAATGAATTAAATAGATAAAGTTATGGGTAATATTATAGGTGATCCATTTGATGAGTTTGTAAAAAAACAAGTTGAAACAAGACAAACAGCCTTAGGACAAACTACAAACATATCTGCTGATAATTTAAAATATTACACAGTAAAAACTCCATGGTTAAGATTAGCAAGTTCAGTTAATTTAACAAGAAAGGACATGGGTGATAATAGTGTTTTAAATAAATTAGAAAAAGCAGGTGTACCCCTTGAATTTATACAAGGCCCAAATTTAGCTAAAAATTTTATACTTCAAGGTGGTTCACTTTCATTAGAGGAAACTGTAGATGAAGAGGGGAAAATAACATCTTCAACAATAAAACTTCATAAAGGTTTAAATTATAATAATGAACTATTTAATGGAGCTTATGGTTGGGGTGGAGTAAGTGAAAGAGGGTATGTTCCTATGCCTGGAATTGAATCAGCTCAATCTACTTATTATAATAATGGAGCTTTAAGTAAAGCAACAATTAATATAAAATGTTATAGTAAGACCCAATTTCAATTATTAGATGTTTTATATTTAAGACCAGGATATACTCTTTTATTAGAATTCGGTTGGTCTACTTTTTTAAATAATGATGGAGACTTACAAACATTTGATGGGTTTAAATCTCAACCACTAGATTTTTTATTAAACCCTGGATCTTTCCAAGGCCCAAAAAATCAATTCCAAATGTTAAATCTTATATCACAAGAAAGATTTAAATACTCAGGTAACTATGAAGCTATTTATGGTAAAATAACTAACTTTAAATGGTCTTTTAGTGCAGATGGTTCTTATAATTGTGAAGTATCTTTAATAGGCATGGGTAATATAATAGAATCTTTAAAATTAAATGTAACAGACCCTAAAAAAGATTCTCAATCTAGTAATAGTGATGTAAAGTCTAATATCACTTTTGAACAATATATAAATGACTATTTTGGAGAAGTTTTAGGTGCTTATATTCAAGTTGCAGAAAATAATGAACGACCCTTAAAAGTGGGTATACCCCGACGCTATAAAGATAAATTTTTTGCAATAATGAAAAATTCTTCAGGGGGATATGATCTTAATTTAGGAGCTACTAAACAACAAATTTTAGATTATTTACGTCCTAAATACAATGAATTAGTAGAAGCAGAAAAAGAAGTAACAATACAAAATAATAATAATGATCCCTTAATAGCTTATAAAGATGATACTAAATTAAACAAAACATTCTATAATATTTCCCAAAACATACAGGGTAAATATAAAGGAGAAGCTGGAGGACAATTCTTATTTCAAAAAGGTATAAAAAATGGAGCTTTTTTATTAGCTAATACTTATACTGGAAAGAAAAATTTAGGAGGAAGTGAAAAAGTTGAAAAAAGTGTTTACATAAAATTTGCTACCCTATTAAAAATTATTGAAGAAAATTGTAATTTATTTTCAACAAAAGGAGAAGGAGGACGTACCCCATTAGTAAAATTTGATTTTAGTTATGCTAATATGGGAAATGATCAAAATTTTATGTTTATTTGCCCCCCAAATATTTCAACAAATCCTGATAAATGTCTAGTAGCTTATAACAAAATGTCAATTAAAGGAATAGTTGAATATGATAATGATATTGTTACTGAATCAGAATTAAATAAAACACTAAACGCCCAACAAGATTTTTTAGTAGATAATAATCCTTATGTAGGAAGATTAGGTAATGTTTTAATTAATCTGAAATTTGCTTCTGAAGCAATTGCCACCTCACCTAAAGATCAAGATGGAGCTATATCTGTTTTAACATATGTAAAAACTATATTAGGAGGAATAAATGAATCTATGGGTAATTTAAATAATTTCTTTGTTACTTTAGATGAAAATGAGGGTGTTATAAAAATTTATGATGAAACTCCAAAACCAAATCTTGTTGAACTTATACCAGAAAAGTTTACAAAAATTAATATTTTTGGGGTAAAACAAGATCAAGGTTCATTCATTACCAATATAGGATTAGATGCAGAAATTCCCCAAAATTTTGCTACAATGATAGCAATAGGGGCTCAAGCATCTGGAAATAATCTTATGGGTAATTCTGTTTCATTTTCGAATTATAATAAAGGTTTAGTTGATAGAATTATACCCGAAAAAATAGATTATGATACCATTGAGAAAAAAGAAGATGAACCTAGTCCTTTAGAAAAAGCAAAAACTATAAAAGTAGAAAAATTATTTAAATCTAAGGATGATGGGAATTTACCTCTAAAAGAAATGTATAAATTTGGGGGTACAAAAGAGGGGGGTAATTATGATAAATACAACTTTTCACCAGAGGTGTCAAATGATCTTAGTGAAAATTATACCACTTATATTAAATTAATACATGGAATACTATCAGAATCTAATAAAGTTCCTTCACCTTTTTTCTTACCTTTTAATTTAAATTTAGAAATGGAAGGATTATCGGGAATAAAATTATTTGAAAAATTCCAAATAACTGATGATATTTTACCTCCATCTTATGAAAAAGATAGCGTTGACATTATAGTTAAAGCCATTAACCATAACATTGATGTTCAAAAATGGTCAACTACAATTGATACTCAATCTGTACCTAGATTTGAATTAGTTGAGATACTAGAACCAAAACCAGAAACAACCCAATCATCAGAAAAACAAAAACAATTAGCTGCCGCAGCTGAAGAAGCACCACCAACAGATCCTAATGAAGATAAAATTGTAAGATTAAGATTAACTAGATTAGTTGATAATGGTTATCAAACTTTAGGTATAATGGAAGTATTAGATGAAAATGGTAATACTTTATATGCCTTACCAACATGCGAACTACCTTGGAATAAAAATAAAAATAATGAAAGTTGTATACCTACAGGAACTTATACTGTAGCTTCAAGAAATAGGGAGGGTAGAGGAGATCATTTTATTATAGCTAATGATAATAACAAAGATAGAGATTTCATTTTATCAAATGCAGGATATGTTGATGGTACAAATAAGACAGATAGAACATGGGTTCTATTACATGCCCAACAAGCAGCAATAGGAAATAATGGCCCTTTATTATTAGGTTGTATAGCCCCAGGATTTAAATTTAATACTAAACAAAGTGATCAATTTGGTAATCCTAGAGGAACAGGACCTGATTTAGGTTATGTTGATAATCAAGGAAGATATATTTCCCCATCAAAACAAGAATCCCAACAAGCAATAAATAAATTAGTAGGAACATTATTTAATGTAGGTAAAAATCCAATGTTTAAGATGGAAATCAAAGCCTTAGGGGGTGTTAACAAACCTATAGAAAGTAATTTCTATTCATTTAATGTAGATGTTGAAATTAGAAAAATTGAACAAAAAACAGGAGAAAAATATACATACATAGATGGAGGAGGTACAAACGCCCCAATAGTAAATAATAATATTTTTGTTCCAACACTTTAATTATGACTTATTTTCCTAAATCTCAAATAAAAGAAAACCAATTTACCCCTGGGGCTGAATGGTATTATGTTAAGAATAATTCTTCTTACACAGGATTTTATTATGTATTATCTAATGGTAAAGCTTACACAGGTAAAAACCCAAACAATCCCCCAAATGAAGAAATTACTAAAAATACAAAAATTTTTCCATCACAGGTAAAAAATGGAATAGTTGATGACAGTACAAATGGGGTAACATATGCAGATAACTGGGATGGGTTTACTTATGGTGACCAAATACAAAATTCTCAAGATGTAGAAATATATGGAATATTAACTGACACTGATTATAATTTAGTTAGAGCAAAACCACAATATTCCCCAACATTCCCCTCTCCTGAAGACTATGAAAAAGGGATGTTTGTAAGATATTTTGTATGTAAGATAAATCAATTAGAGTATTTAGAAATTAATAAAGAAACATACGATAATATTTTTACCCAAAATAAAATATGGATGTGGGAAAATTATGTACCTTTTACTTTAAATTGGTATATAAATGGAGATATTGATAGAGTATTCAATAATAATAAAGGATCTATTTTTATAAAAGAAAGAGAAATAAATAAAAAAGGATTAGAAGATTATTTAGGAAAACAATATCTAGAATATTTTAAATATGAGAAAGCAAGTAATTTAAATACAACTGGGGGAGAATTAATTACTCCTACGGGTCAAGATTACATAGGCTCTTATCATATCCATGAATTTCAAGGACCTATGGAGGGTTCTTCTCACACATCAACAGCTCATAGAAAATTATTCTATAGAAGATTCTACAGGGGTAAAATAGTTGATTCTTTAAATCAAGAGGGAGTAATTGAAACGGGAGAAACACAAGCAGTAGAATTTACAACAAACATTTCAACAGATCCTAATTATATACCTCCATCACCTAGTGGAGGATCTTCAAGTGGAGGTGGATATTAGATAAATCCTTCATATATTAAAATAAAAAGTTATGTTTTGGTTAGTTGAAAGTAAAGTTCAATTTGAACAATTTTCAAATGCTAATTGGGAAAAAGTTTTTATAGAAGTAATTCCAAATAGTTATTTAATACATCCTGCACAAAATAGTATTTGTGCTTTGTATATTAGACCGTTAGTATCAACTAAAGGATTTATTGTCCCACTATCACATAGTGAAACTTTAAATATAAATATGACGGAGATAAACACGATGTTACATAAATTTAGTAGCATATATGTGCGTGATAAGAAGGAATTTTTACATTATTTACCATTAAAAGGCCTCTTTGACATAAACCAACAAAACCCTCCGTATATACCAGAACTAACACAAACACATCACATTTTTAATGGAAGATATCCAAATAAAAAAGATGTGAATAGAATTATACCTATAGTTAAACACTATGAGTATTGTGAAGAAATATATAATAACCTTAAAGA